CAAACTTATTATTCTGGATCTATAAGATGTGGAATTATGACACCACCACATAAGGGAAGTGCGGAGGCATCTGCTATAGCTGAAACAGTTATTACAGGTCTTACTTCTGTTAATGCTTCAACTTATACAGATACATTTTCTGTAAGTCCAAGAGTACTACAAATTGAAGGACCAACTTCTGTAAATGTTGAAGAAGATAGTCATTACTTATCTGTTGTAAGCTGCGATTTTACTGCTAATGCCTAGAAGAAAACCTTTCAGTAAAATGCCTGGAGATTTACGAAAGGCAATAATTAAGGGAAGAAAAGAGACTGCAAAAACAATAGTACGTTCACTTACTGAACAAGGTCCGTGGTGGACAGGAACATTTGGCGAAAACTGGATAGTTTCAAAAAGTCCTGTGAAGGCAAACCGAAAAAGAAAACCAGACTTTCCACACTATTTGATTCCTGATCCAACAGCCAGGCAGATAAAAAATGCAAGAGTTCCTAATGTTACGTTAAAACAAGATTTGTATATTGGAAACAGAGCTAAATATGCTGGTTTTGCTATTAACGCACCAGGACAAACAAGACCTAGTATTAGTGGGCAAGAAGTAACTTATGCTCAACACGGCAGACAGTTTAAATTAACTGCAAGAGGACCAAACTGGTACAACATCTATACAAAAGGAGGATTTATTAACAAAGACAT